GGTCGATTCGCCTCGCTACGTCGAGTAGCGACAGGCTTGTTGCTCCGAGAACTGCCATGTTTTAATCCTCCCTTGTTTAGGTTACGTTTACTGCTTGCTCGTCGGGTATAGCACCTCTCCCGGCGTCTTCTGCCCTCCAGATGCCGCGGGTCCTCCCGGCACGTGGTCCTCGCTTATCGACCTGCCTAGCTTTATGACGTCAGCTATCAGGTCCTTGTCGTTTGATAGTCCGGACGCGTTGAGCTTCTCTACGGTTGCCGGCGAGAAGAACCTATCACGGCTCTTTGCGGCGAACGCAAGTTCTTCCTTGTAGTTCGCGCCGAGTGTCTTGATAGTTTCCTGCTTGAGGCCTTCGACGAATCCCTTGAAGGCCTCCGCCTGCGCCGTCGCTTCTGCTGCGCGCATTCCGGAGTAAAAATCGACAAGCTTCTGCGCCTTTTCCTGCGAGAGGTCGAGCTCCTTGAATACCGGGGCGGCCTTCTCGACGAGTGCTTTGTCGAGAGTGAAGCCCTCCGGTACCTTGAAGTCCTCGTACTTCTCGGGTGCGCCCTTCGCAGCTTCCGCTGCCTTGTTCTTCTCGATAAGGGCCGCCTTCTTGGTCTTGTCGGCCTCCTCGAGTTTATCGTCAGGCGTTTCGAGCAGCCGCTTGTTCTCGGCTTCCTCTGCCGCCTTGGATTCCTTTGCCGCGTCGTCCAGGATATTGCTGGGGTCCGCGCCCGGGCTTGCTGCCGGGGGTGTTGCCGCTCCGGGTGCCGCTGCCGCGCCTGGTACCGCGTTCGGATCTGCCGCTGGTGACGCTCCGGGTGTCTCAGCCATCTTGTTTCTCCTCCTCTTTTTTCTCCGCGGCTTCTTTTGATTTTCGCTCGGAGATGTGGTCGCGCTGTATCTGCGCGAATGCGTATATGTCTGCGTCGTTGACGTCGGCGAGCATCTCCTGGCCGACCGCCTGGATGCCGCAGGCCCTTCCCATTTCCAGGGCGTTAGTCGAGAATTGGTTCCGGGTCAGCCCCGTCTTCTCCCATACCCTCCAGAGGAACCTGCGGAACTCCGGGAGCTTGAGCAGCTTCTGCATGTCCGAGAGGTCCCGCGCCTTCTGGTATTCTTCGTCCTTCTTGATCTTGGCCGCCTTTGCGACGTCCGAGGTCATGAATATCGGCTTGTTTCCCATCAGGGTTGCGCTCCTGTTATGCCGGCCATCGCCGCGTCAAGGGCGCTGTTCGCTCCCACGGGTGTCGTGCCGAGGTCCTTGGCCGCCTTCGCGCCCTTTGCCGCGCCTTCGATCATCTGGGTCATGGCATCCGCCTGCGCCTGCTTCGCCGCGGCCTCCGCGCGCTCCTTGCGCTTGGCCGCCACTATCGCGGCGTCGTTCATGGTCTTGGCCGGGACGCCTATGCTGTCCGCGTATATCCTGATCGTCTCGTCCAGGTCGTAGTTGTCGAGGACCGACGCGTCCCCGGTCTTGCCGGCTATGTTGAGCCCGAACCCGAGGTTCTGCTCTATCGCGGTTATGCCTATCATCTTCTGCGCCTGGGCGAAGATGGAGACGTAGGTAACCTTCATGGGCATGCCTCCGATAAGCTCCTCGAGTTCCTCCGAGAGCTCCGGGAGCTGCCCGTTGCGGTTCATGATGTTGAACACGCGGTCTATCATGGGGTTGTTCTGCTCGTTGTTGAGCTTGGCTATGACCGGCGAGAGCATGTTAAGCTTTTCGGACTGCTTCTCGGCTATCTCGGTCGCGGTCACGTTGCTGCGCTCCATCTCGATCATCATCCTGAACAGGTCGTTGAAGAACGAGTCGTCCAACGCCTTCTTGACCTCGAGTATGTCCTCGCGCATCGCGTTTATGTCGGGCGCTATCTGGTACGCCGGCTTGAGCCCCGCGTTCGGCAGGAGCGCGGAGAACCTTGTCACTCCCCCGGGCAGCGTGTTGACCGAGCCCTGGACGGAGGAGTCCGCCTGCATGGGAGGGTTGATCGCCTTGTCGAGCGCCATCAGCTTCTGTATCTGCATGGTCTGGAGCATCTTGTCGTCGCCGAGGACATCCCATCCCGGGGCGTAGCCGTATATGTCCGTCGCACTTGTCGTAGACCACCTGGGCGCCACGCAAGGGAACTCCTCGAACCCGCTTCGGCGCAGGAAGGTGTCCGTCGAGGATCCCTCCTCCCAGTAGACCGAGCGGTAGGGCATGTTCCTGAAATCCGCATATCCGGGGATGCGCGTGTCGTTGACCTCTATCAGGTGGTTGACCTTTATCCACCCTTGGGTGCTGTTCGTCTCGTACGCGGACTTGACGGACGGGGACACGTTATCTATGCCGAATTCGCTCACAAGCGCCCCTACCTGCGCCCAAAACTGCCTGCCTATGCCATTTACCCTGCCGTCAGGCCCGATGGACAGGAAATACTCTCCTGACGTAAAATTGCGGAAGCGCACCGTGTCGCGGTAGTCCTCAAGGATAAGCATGGAGGACGTGCCGAAGGTGGCTATCTCCTCGTAGGCCACGTGCAGGGACTCGTAGGCGTTGCTGTCGGCCAGGGTCGCGTGCATGCGCCGGGCGCACTCGTCGAGGTACTCGCGCACCGGTTTGTACTGCTCCAGGTCCTTGTCCGGCAGGCCGAGCTTGAACCACGGCCGGGACGGCGACGTGCTGCCGGATATCATCCCACTGGCCAGGTCGCGGATCCTGCGGCGCGCGTGGCTATCTATCACAGTCGTGTGGTCTATCTTGGCGCCCGAGTTCGGGATGCCGCTGTTGAAGCGCCCCCTGGTCGGGTTGAGGTAGAGCGAGAGCTCTGTCAGGGCCGGCACCCATTTTGCGAACTCGGTCTTCATGTAGTTGAGGCGCTTTTCGAACGGCTCTCGCTTGACGCCGGCGCCCTGCTTCGCGCTCATCTGCGCATCGCTTGTCGGCATGTCAGCCACCCAGGGTGTTCTTGCTTCCGGTTGCGGCTTGCGTCAGCAGGTCGGGGCCTGTGCCCATTACTCCGCCCGTGCCTGACTTCATGGTGCTCTGCAGCCCGTAGCGCATGGATGCCACCTTCTTGCGCTTCTTCTCCGAGGTCAGTGGCGCTGTTTCAGACGGAACAGCCGACGGCACGGGTGCCGGTGTGGGCGTCGGTTCCGGTACGTAAGCCTGTTCTTCTTCCTCTTTCTTCCCCATTTTTAGCCCTCCGCAATATCGTGGTCCGGTTGTACAATGACATGCGCTCGTTATGCTTCTCGCGCTTCCAGTAAATGTATTTTGCCCAGGGGTAGCTTATAGCCTGCTTGGCGATGAACCCCTGCAGTATCTCGTTGAAGACGTTGCGCCTGCGGTATGCTTTATGCACCCAGACATCATTTATCCAGATGTACTCGCCGCGCGTATCGTCCTTTCCCTGCGCGTCCACCATGCGGTACTCCGCATACGCGATGATTCTTCCGTCCCCGTCCTTTTTAGTGATTACCACGCAGCACCCCCATCGGGTCGTACTTCAGGCCCGCGTTGGCGAACTCCAGTCCGGCGTTGCCTGCCGGTATGCCGATCCGGTTGAGCGAGTCGATGGCCACCTCCCTCGGGTTCTTTGCGTACGCGAACGCCGGGATATATGCCATCGCGTCTATCAGGTCATCGTGCAGGCTTTTCGGGAACATGAGCAGTTCTGACTCCATCTCGGTCAGCCATGGCGCGTGCTCGGGAAACCAGACTGTGTGCGCCTTGAACCGCGGCTGAATAGCCTTGATGCGCAGCTCCTTCTGCTTCTCGGCCGCGAGTTCGAAGACCGGGAAGAACTGGTTGCGCTTGGGCATCTCTTTCATTAAGAAATGGACGAGAGCGCGCTGATACGCCACCTTTTCAATACCCACCATCCTCGGCTTCCAGCGTTTTACGAGGTTGAATAGGTGGTCAATGGTTTGGGATGGGTCGAAGCGTCCATAGACACAGTCGAGGACAAACCAGTGGTTCTCCGGGTTAACTCCTACCACGGGGATTGCCGTGTAGTCAGCAGCGCGCTTCTCGCTTATCGCCAGGTCAACGGCTATGAATATGGCACAATTGGCCTCAATTTCATGGATGAGTGTGGGGCTATAGTACCGAAAGTCCTCACGGACGAAGGTACGCGTTTCATCGGATATCGCCTCGCACATCTTCTCCCTGAACCAGATGTCGAGCTTGCCGAGGTTGCGGTAGTCTTCCTTGGTTTTCTCGATATCTTTCAGGGTGTATTTGCTTGGCCATGCGCTTACTCCGTTTATAATCGTGGGTATCTTATGCGTTTCAAAGTTGAGTTCTTTCGGGTGAGCGAAGACGCGCTCGATGATACAACGCTCGCCGAGGTTGTTGCCTATCAGGAATAGTCGGGTATTCTGGCCAAGGAACATGACGTCCGAGAGGAACCAGTTCCAGTCGTTCTCGGTCACTGTTTCCGACTCTGCGTCCTCCACGTCCTGGGGGTCATCGATGATGACAACCTTGGGCCGGCGGTCTATGTTCGCTAGGCCGCGGATGGATGCGCCCTTGCCGTATGCCTCGATGCGCACGGTTATCGTATCGCCGAATACGTCTTTTACGTCTACCGCAAAGACGCCGGCAGACTCCTCGTGTATCTTGATCTTGTTCGCCGAGAGGATGGGGTTGCTGTTATACTCGCGCTCTATCTCGCGGAGTTTCGCGCCGGCGAGTGTCGCGTTATTCTTGATGAGCACGATGTAGTCTCTCTCCCGGCATGGGAACACGAGGCAGTAGAGCAGGAAGGCCCGGAGCACTATCTGTGTCTTGCCGCTCTCGCGGAAGCCTTCGATGGCCTTATTGCCGGTCCCTTGGAGGAGCTCGTCCGACCAGTCGTAATGATACTCCGGGGGTAGGACCTCGTTCTCGTCAGTTGAGAGCAGGACGTACCGGAAGGCCACCAGGTTCATCATGGCCTTCTGTTTGACCGCCTGTACATCAGCCGGCGATATTCGGGGTGCTCGCGCTCCCTGTGTTCCTTTCACGTATAATCCTCCCGTCCTGGTCCACGTTATCCTGTTTCTTGATAGCGCCGTTCCAAATCTGGGTATAGATATTCACGACCGGGGCATCCACGTCTTTCCATCCGGCTTTGTTTTTCAGGAAGAAGCACTGCGCTGCGACGTTGCCACCCAAGGCCGACTTAAGATTAGCGTCTACAACAAGTTCCACGCGTTTTTTATCGCAACGGAGATGTAGGGCTTGCCTGTATCGTTCTATGCGCGGCCAACGGTTTGACCACACCCAGAGCGTCTTCTGGGACACGCCGGCTTCGGAGCATGCCTGATATTCCTGCTTTCCAGCCTGCATGCCCTCGCGAATCCTGCGTAAAACCTGACTTTTAATATGCATTAGCTTTACGTCCTTACGTTCGTGTCCATCTTTTTAAATAATGTCGCTTTTCTGCTGCCAGTGGATAACTTGTGCATAACTCCCATACGTGACTCTATTCTATTCAATTCATTCTATTCAATTCAGGGTGAGTGGTACGTGAGTGCTCACGTAGTGCTAACGTAGTGCGCTGTAAATCTTTTATTTTACCACTCTTATGATTGTCTTGTGGATAACTTGTTGATAACTTTTTCATCACTTGATGTTCCTCTACTATGGACTGTTGTTCGTTCAGGGCTACGTGAGTGCTACGGTAGCCGTTTCTCCTATCTTTTTCGCCTTCTGACCGGTATATGCTTCCCAGCGCTGGATGATTAGGTCCACGTACTTCGGATCATATTCCATCGCGTAGCACACCCTCTTTAAGCGCTCGCATCCCATAAGGGTGCAGCCTAGTCCGGCGCAGATATCCACCACGTTCCATCCGCGCTCGCTTGAGTTAACTAGGGCCTTCTCTACGAGGTATACGGGCTTCTGTGTGGGGTGCTTGTAGTTGCCGCTGTGTTCACGGGGCACCTCCCAGATGTCATATTCGTCACGGGTGTCCCGGAAGAAGTGGGAGCCCTTCTTCCATCCGTAGAGTATCGAGACACCCTTGACGCGCTCGGCCTTGCGCTTGCCTACCAGGATCCATTCGTGCTTGTATCTGTAGTCGTTCCACCCGTAGGAGGCATTATTCTTTACCCAGATAATCACGCCGGCGCGGTAGAATCCGCTCTGTATGAGGTTCGCGTTGAAGCACGGGTATGAGGACCATCCGCTGCAGATATAAAACACGGCACCTTCACGCATCGCCGCGTAGGCGTTCTCGAAAAGGTGTGATATGAACTCCTTGAACTGCTCCTCGGGCAGGTTGTCGTTCTTGATGCCTTCCGAGGTGTCCTTGCCTTTGCCGGCGTAGTTGACGTTGTACGGCGGATCTGTGAA